CGCCAAGGGACAACTCTACGAACCTAACTGGTGACGACACATGGGAAGCATAGTCTATACGGCCCTTGTCCTTCTTTTTGTCGTCAACCTACATGTGATAATTCCGCCACTGTTTCTTGTCGTAAGAAGTCTAGTGAAGAATAGTGGTTGACGGATCAAAGAATGTCAGTATGCTAGGGCCGTGCCCCTGCGCGGGGTATATTAGTATCTCCCTCATAGGTCAACGTAGAGGATAACGTAGATGACCAACACTAAATCTCTTCCTTCTATAGGCTACCTACGCCAGCGTCTACGTTATGAACCTGAGACAGGTAAGCTGTTCTGGTTGGACCATGATGGTATGTCTAATAGTTGGCGCGCTAAGTGGGCTGGTAAGGAGGCTTTCACTTCTGATAATGGTGTTGGGTATCGACATGGGCATATCGACTCACAGAAGTTTAGGGCGCATAGGATCGCATGGGCGTTGCACTTCGGGGAGTGGCCAACAGATCATATCGACCACATCAACGGTGTAAGAAACGACAACAGGATCAACAATCTTCGTGTCGTCACAAACACAGAAAACGCACGTAATGCCAACAGGAGAAGAGACAATACTAGCGGCATTACGGGTGTTTCTTTGGATAAGTATGGGCGCAAGTGGATTGCATTTATCAAGGTGAGAAGACTACAGTTATACCTTGGGTCTTTCAACACCATTGAGGAGGCTATAGCAGCCCGTAAGCAAGCCGATATTAAGTATGGGTTCACTGAACGTCATGGCACTAAAGCAGAGGAAGTAGAATGACCAACATATCACGCCTACCTTGCCCCTTTGTCGATTGCGGCAGCAGTGACGCTTTCTCATGGGATACCGACAAGGCTTGTGGTAAGTGCCATAGCTGTGATAATGGTTACCCTAGTAGGAAGCCTACCTTTGATTGGGCCAGTGAAGAATACCCTACGGAATGGACACACAAGGAGAGCCACGCCATGAGCAACAACAATACGAACCAGACTACCCTATCTGTCGTTAAGGAAGAGTTCCTGACGCCCGTCTATCGCACCATGCGTTCGATCAGCGACAAGACAATGCAATTCTATTCCGTGAAGACCTACGTCAATTCTGATGGCGAGAGCATCCGACAGGAATACGTCTACCCCTCTGGTGGTAAGAAGTTTCGGACGTTGCCTAAGTCTTTCCGTGTGGAAAACTTCAAGAGCGATGAGCTATTCGGCATGGACAAGTTCAATGCTGGCAGTGCTAAGGCTGTCGTTATCACCGAGGGTGAGCTTGACGCTATGTCTGCCTTCCAGATGCTAGGGGACAAGGTTCCTTGCGTCTCTTTGCCATCCGCTACGCCTAGCCAGAAGCTCTTCGAGAAGTGCCGTGACTGGTTGGATAGCTTCGAGAAGATTTATGTGTCGTTTGACAGTGACATGAAAGCCGAAGGTGTAGCGCAGAAGCTTGCGAACCTCTTCCCCAATCGTGTCTACGCTATCCCCCACGACAAGTATAAGGATGCCAATGAGTTCCTTGAGGCTGGTGCCAAGGACAGCTATCGCACTGCCTTCCAGCAGGCGCGTAAGTATATCCCTGACAATATCTTCAATACGACAGAACAATTCCTGTCCATCCTGCACGACGATGATGATAGTAGTTACACCACTACTGGCATCCAATCGCTTGACGACGTGATCCTTGGTCTCATGCGTGGGCACTTCACCGTGTTCCAAGCACCCGAGGGTATCGGTAAGACAGAGTTCATGCGCTATCTGGAATACTCCATGCTCACAACGACAGATGATATCAAGATCGCCATCTGCCACATGGAAGAGGTTAAGAAGCGTTCCCTCTTGGGTCTTGCGTCGTATGCCTTGAAGAAGAATGTGACCCGTAAGGACTTGATTACGAACCAGACCGAGGTGGATCAGGCTATCGCTACGATCTCTGCTGACGAGCGTCTGTATCAGTTTACTCTCGGTGTTGACGAAGACCCTCTGGAAATTCTTGAGCGTATCCGTTTCCTCACCGAGGCATGTGGCGTCCACTACATCTTCTTCGAGCCTATCCAAGACCTTGCGTATAGCCGCCAAGGGGATGAAAGCGTAGAGCAATTCCTGAGCCAGCTATCCACCAAGCTTGCACGTCTCTCCGCTGAGCTTAACGTAGGGATCGTGACCATTGCCCATGAGAATGATGATGGGGCTATCCGTGACTGCCGTATGATTGGTAAACGAGCATCTGTCGTTATCAAACTTGAGCGGGACAAGATGGCTAAGGATGATGAGAGCCGGAATACTACTAAACTTCTTGTCGTTAAAAACAGACCGACAGGTTCCACAGGCTACGCAGGACAGATGTTCTTCGATAGTGAGACGTTCACCCTCTCGGAGAAGTTTATGTAATGGAATACTCAGGGATGTTAATGCCTACGATCTGGGCCGTTATCTATACGCTTGGGGCCTATCTCTACTACTGGCACGTCAAGACTATCGTCCACTTCGCAGGGGATCAGGAGGTTGAATACAGTGACTTCAAGATGCTCAGGAACAGTGCTATCTGGCCTTTACAGGTTATCGAAATCATGTATTATCACGCTACCTACAAAGAGGAAGATGAAGAATGACCACTAACGAAACACGCTTCTTTGCTTACGGCCAGAACAATTCTGGTGGTGTATTCGATTTAACAGATGATGTGACCAACTGGGTTATCATTGAAGCGGGAGATGCAACCGAAGCCAATGCCAAACTTGAGCATCTTGGTGGTTACTTCAACGGCTGTGAAGAAGGTATCGACTGTTCTTGCTGTGGTGATCGCTGGTATGAACAGTCCCATGAAGACGCAGGGGACCCTATTCCGCTAATCTGGGGGCAGACACCTGCTGAGTATGTCGCAGACAGGACTTACCTGTGGATGCCAAAAGGTAAAGAGGTTGTCGTTCACTACGCTGATGGCCGCAAGGAGTGGTTCTGATGAACACATGTCCACCCTGCACACACGACTGCAACCAAGGCCGGGACTGCCCCTCACGGAGAACGAAATGACCAACGACAAATTCTTGTCCGAAGCAGCCAGTTGGGTGGACTTTAGCGACAGGTCAACGTGGTTCTGCGACTACGAACTGACGGTCCCAGCCCTGCGCCCCCAAGATGTGCGCTACGTTAAGAACAAAGCACCGGGTGGCCCTATCACCTACGTCAATGGTGGCTTGGAGTTGGACAGCGAAGGCAGGGCTTACTTCGACATGAAAAAAGATGAGTCGCCGCCGATGCTTTACCCGAACCTCAGACGGGCTGAGCATATGTATAGCATGGTGTTGTCGTCAACGTATGACTCCGAGTTAGAAAAACAATTCATGCGTGACGCTGGGATATGGGAGCAGCAGAAATGACAAACCTACTCAAACCAGAAGAGCTGAAGCCGTCGACCAACATCACCGCCCCAAAGGGATACTCCGTGGCCGTGAGCCGTGACAGTGAACACACCACCGTCAGAATTTATGAAGGCTCCCGCCTGTGCAATAGTCTGATGGTTTTGGGGGATGTGGAGTCAGTTTTCCCTTCGGACGACAACAAGTCTGTGGGCGTTTATGTAACGAAAGGCCCTCTCAGATACTTTGCCAAGTTCGCCACTGACCTCGGTTTTGGCGGACCGACCCCGTATATTCCAGCATTTTCCAGAGAAGGGGGTGAGAAATGAGTGACACGAAAGACAACGGCGGGACTGCGTTTCCGGGTCCAACCTTCACCCGCACAGGATACCCAAACGGACACTCAATGGGCATGACCCTACGTGACTGGTTCGCGGGTCAGGCGCTGGCGACGGCATGGGACGCCCGCGACAAGGGCTATTACGACGGCGACGACAGCGACATGGCTATGTGCGCCTACCAGATCGCCGACGCCATGCTGGAGGCGCGGAAATGACCGTGGACATGACCAACAACCGAGTGCCGTATGGCCTGCTGACCGACGAGGAAAAGGCGGCGCTGCATGAGCATGAGAAGGCGGGTGGGGTCTTTAAGGTTTCCTATGAGTCCCATCTTGTTTGGACAATTATCCCCAAACCCACTTGGAAATCATTCAACATCTACCGCACCGTCCCCCTGCCCAAGGCCCAAGACGTGATCGCATGGGATCGACTGCCTGATTGGGTTGAGTGGGTGGCGCGGGACGATAATGGTGAAGTTCACGTCTATGACAAAAGCAATCCGCATCTTGAAGGAAAAAACACTCAAGGAGAAGACGTCCAGTGGCTGACATTTGGACATTACCGCCGCATAGATGACTTCCCCGGCATCGTGCAGATCGGGACGTGTGACTGGCGAGACAGCAAGCAGCGTCGTCCGAAGGTAAGAGAGTGAGGCCGAGATAATGATTTACGGGATGACTGACGACGAGATTGTTGAGGCTATGCAACAACTTGCTACTGAGAACGAAATCCTTAACGCCAAGCTGGCGAAGGCGGTGGATACGTTGATGTTCTATGGTGGCGTAATGCCGAACGCTTTTTTGCCCATTCAGGACGGAGGCGAAAAAGCCCGCACCACGCTGGCCGAGATTGATAGCAGCGAAGCTGTGACGCCCTACGGGCTAGAGGGAGAGAAGACATGACTGACGATCTAAAGCCATGCCCGTTCTGTGGTGGCGGCATCACGACCATTGAAGGCGGCGGCCAGACTTGGCGCGGCGTGAATGGCTATTCAGACCCGCAGTTTTACCACCTTCGCCACTTCGGGAAGCTGTCCGAGACGGACGACTTTCCTCGCTGCTTTGTGGAGTTTCGATGCAGGACAGAAGCCGAAGCCATCGCCGCATGGAACACCCGCGCCCTGACCGAGCAACTCGAAGCCGCCCGTGCTGACGCCAAGGAGGCCGAGGCTTATGCGGAGGAGTTGGAAGCCAAGGTTGAAAACCTGACGAAGCATCATGCAAATATGGCAGACCCGCGCTACTGGGAGGGCCGCTATCGAGATGAAAAGGCCAAGCTGGCGAAGGCGGTGGAGGCTTTGGGCAGCATCGAACTTTACGGGTCTGATACTTTGTCGGGCCGAACAGACGGGCCAGCTGACGCAAAATGGCATCGAGAGGGTGTCAAAGAAATGCGCGACCGCGCCCGCACCACGCTGGCCGAGATTGATAGCAGCGAAGCTGTGACGCCCTACGGGCTAGAGGGAGAGAAGGGATGAGATACACTACGCTGCCCTACGACTACGCAAGGTGCATCACTAAGGACTGCCCCCTAGAGGAAACGTGTATGCGTAAGACACCGGGGAGAGAAACCTACCAGACAGTCTTTGCACCGACACCAAGCAGGGACTGTGCCTACTACATCTTTATGGAGGACGACGAAAATGAGTGAAGATACGATCAGTGAACCGTTCAATATCTCAGTAGAAAAAGTTGTAGAACATGAAGACGGTGGTGCGACTTACTCATTTGATATGGATGAAAAGGCTGCTGTCCACATGGCTCAGATTGGCTTAGAGTTCACTGTCTTCTGTGCAGCCTACCAACTGGACCTACAGTATGTCCTAAACAATTTGGCATACCTTGCGGAGAAGCGGGACAACAGTGAAAACGACAAGTGATACGCGAGAAGTCTTGACACATCACTCGCTCCCATGGTCTACTGCTAAACCTGTTGTCGTTAAGGTGACACTGCCAAGGGAGCCTTGGGCTAAGCCTACTAAAGAGGAGGACGAAGCATGACGTTTGGACAGTGGTGGGAAAGAAAGGGTTGGTGGTTCGCCCGTAAGTATAACCTCAGCGAAGAGACGATGAAGGAGATTTGGGATGAGATTAGTCGCCATGGACATTGAGACGGATGGTCTGGACGCTAGCCGCATCTGGGTAATCTGCTCCAAGGACTTGGACACTGGTGAAACGATCCAGTTCCTTAACCCCTCGCATGTCGTCGAAGAGAAGGAGAGGTTCCTTGCTTATTGCAACACTGTTGACAAGTTTGTCTTCCATAATGGTTTGGGTTTTGACGTACCTGTTCTTCATCGCCTTATTGGCAGTGATTGCATTCCTGTTGATAGCGTCATTGATACTCTTATTGTATCTCGAATGATCGACTACGAGATCAAGGATGGGCACAGCCTCAAAGCTTGGGGTATCCGCCTCGGTCTCTTCAAGGGTGAGCACAAGGATTGGAGTAAGCTCTCACAGGAAATGATTGACTACTGCCACCAAGACGTAGCGGTTACTCAAGCACTCTTCGAAAGGTTCCGTAAGGTAATCTTCGATAAGGCATGGGCTGATGCACTACGTTGTGAGCATGACATTCAAATCCTCTGTGAAGAAATGACTGCTAACGGCTTCAAGTTTGACAAAGCTAAGGCTGAGGAGTACTTGAAGGAAGTAGAAGATCGTATGGCAGAGCTTGAGGCAGGGTTCCAAAGGGACTTCCCACCTAAGCTTGAAGAGGTTAATCGCCTCAAGTATCGCGTCAAGGAAGATGGGACACTCTTCTCTACTGTCGTTAAGGCAAAGGAAAAGTACCCGGTTACTGACGTATACGGCGAGGAGTTGATCTGCTTTGATTGGGTGTCGTTTGATCCGGCATCACCTAAGCAGAGGATCGACAGACTATGGGACGCAGGGTGGACCCCTGTAGACAAGACAAAAGGACACATCCAGTATGAGCGTGAGCAGCGTGACAAAGCAAGACAATCTTGGCGAGGGAAAAGACGCTGAGCGTGGCGAGAAGTTCAAGCGTTACGGATGGATGTGTAACGAGCAAAATCTTTCGACGCTACCCGAAGATGCACCTGATGGCGCTAGGAACATTGCTGAGTGGCTAACCCTAGAGGGTCGTCGTTCATCCCTTGTGGAGTGGCTGGGTCACGTTAAAGACGATGGTCGTATCCATGGCAGGTTCACCCACATCGGGGCTTGGACTGGGCGTATGGCCCACAGCGCACCTAACCAAGCGAATATCCCCGCAGCCTTCCACGGTAAGGTTAAGTCTGCTGTAGATGCCGTTAAGGAGAAGTACGACGGAAAGATGCGGGCACTCTGGAAGGTTGAGGATGGCAACTGGCTCGTAGGCACCGACGCAGAAGGTATCCAGCTACGCATCCTTGCCCACCTGATGAAGTCTGAGGAGTACATTCACGCTATCGTCAGTGGCAAGAAAGAAGATGAAACGGATATCCACAACGTGAACAAGAGAGCCTTGGGTATGTCACACGTTACCCGTGATATGGCCAAGACATTTATCTACGCCTTCCTCCTCGGGGCAGGTAACGACAAGGTTGCAGAGATTCTCAAGGTCAGCAGCAAGGAAGCTGGGCAGGCCGTAGAGAACTTCATGGAGAGTATCCAAGGGTTATCCCGCCTCAAGAAGCAAGTGATCCCACACATTGCCGAGATGGGTTGGTTCAAGGGTTTGGATGGACGCAGGGTTAGTGTCCCATCTGAACATAAGACACTTGCTGGACTGCTACAGAATGGAGAGGCTGTCGTTATGAAACATGCGGCGATTAGCTGGACAAACTCCGCAAGGGAAGCGGGGATTAAGTTCAAGTTGGTGACGTGGCCCCATGACGAATGGCAGACAGAAGTCTACGGAAGTAAAGAAGTCGCAGAGCAGCTAGGGGCTATCCAACGTCAGTCTATCGTTGACACAGGAAAGAAACTCGCTATACTCTGCCCACTCGCAGGATCGACGGACATTGGGAAGAATTGGTTCGATACCCACTGAACGTAGA